ATCAAGACATTAATCGTGAAATCCGAACTGGCTGGGATCACCACGACTGGAGACACGGTAATCCCTATCGTGGTTGACGCCGACGCCGCACTCACCCCTAACGAGAGGCCGCCGGGGCTGACTTGTCGATAATCGACCAACGGGTCCGTGATCCGCGCGGCATACTGCCCCGTGACCGCGTTGACCATGACCGGGCTGCCGTCCAGAATCAGCGCGAACGCCAGTTGCTGCGCCAGCGGATGGCCAAGGTCGATCCGTGTGCCCTGTCGCGGCTGAAGACGACTCATTAGACCACAATGCCAAGAGCGAACGGCGTGACTTTCACGACACAACTCGTCCCGCCGTCATTGTTCATGTTCTGGGCGGTGCCGTTTTTGATGTAAAAATCCACAAACCGTACGCCGAGCAAGGGGATCGTGATCGTGCGCCGTTGCAGGGCGTCTGCGGCCGCGATTACCCACGAGCCGAAATACCGAGCGCCGCCGTTGACCGTCGTGGCCGGGGCATCGGTATCATCGTCCGTTCCATCGACATCCTTCAGCACGCCCCAGAGTTCGATGACGGTGCCAGCCACGGGCGCGGCAGCCCAATCGGGGAACTCGGCCATAGCGACGGCCCACTCGGCATCCGGCACCGCCCCGTCCGTGGTGTTGTCAAACGTGGCTGACGGCGCACCGGAGAAATTCCCGGCGGCAATATCCGTCGCCGTGTTGATGACCGTCTGCGCCGTGCCGTAGAATTGCCGCTGTGGATAATTTGCCATAGGTTAAAGTCCGATCAAGTCCTGGTAGGTCAGCGTGCCTTCGAAGCTCAGAATCGCCGGTACGGCATCGCTGCCGGTCCCGGTGGCGAAGATTTTTTCCACCCGTGACGCTAGACGTTTCCACAGGGCCAACAAGGCCGCGCGTGTGTTCACCCCACCAGCCCCGCTAAAGATATCGTCAAAGAAGGCACGGGTATCGACCCGCGTGGGATTGACCCCGTCCTGTAACAACATGACGAGCGTCTGTAAGCGCGTGGCGTTCAACGTCGAGAGGCCGCTGAGTTCAGACGCGACAATCGAGGCACCAATGGAGCCGATCAGCACCGACGTTTTCCAGACCGTGAACGTCGGCGACGCCTGGGTATTCAAGTAGTCGGCCAGCCCTCCGAGATCGCCACTGACGAACAGCGCATTCGCGGCGCTGTCAGCTTGGATGGCCGTCTTGAGGGTGATTTTCTGCGCGGGTGTTAACATAGGCTGTCTCCTGTCGGTTGTCTACGGGACGATTGTTATCTAGGCTCCAGGAATGATCCGAAGACCGGCGGGAGTCGCCGGGGTAGCGCGCATTGTAAAGGTCAGCGGGGCGCTCCACGCACTCACGATTGGGGTGGGCGATGGATCGACTGCACGCACCCGCGCCACATGTGTAGTCGGCGTCACGGCCGGAATCGCGGCTGAGCAGACAAACGGCGATGCGACACCAGTGCAAGTCGATACGAGCACCACAGGTGCCCCACTGTCGATCTCCACGTCGTAGCGGTAGGCACTTGCCACCGCGAGACTTGAGGCCTCCTGATCCCACGCGAAGCGATCCGTCGGTGCGGCTGGCTGCCCTAAAGCCGGGACTGTTATGAGCACAACCATCAGTGCGATCAGTATTCGTTTCATTCAAAACTCCAATTTCTTACGTGCTCTCGGACGCCATCGTGCCGTTTAAGTCAACAACTTCGTAGGCAAGGGATGCACTCCGAACATCGAGCACACCTCGCAGTTTGAATGGGTGTAGGGTCGATGCCGATGCCGCTAGCGATGGCGTCGTGATCTCCAGATCAAAAACGTTATCGAAATCGAGCGTTACAGTGTACACACGCGAAGCACTAGAATTGTTAAGGATTGTAAACCATCCTTCGATAATCAGCTTGTCGTCAGCCACGATGTCTGACACGTCATGTGTGACAATCGTTACGTCAGTGGTCGCGTTCACTGGCACGTCCACCCCTGGACTCACGAAGATCAAGTCACTAGCACCGTCCGCGCCTGGTATCCCTGGTGGTCCCATTGGACCCTCATCCCCCTCGTCACCGTAAGCGGGAACGCTGAGGGAGGCGGGGGTAGTGGTTGTCTGTTGAATGACAGCCACTGACTGGGAGAGGGCGTTAATCAGATCTGCGAGATATCGGACATCCTTGTAAATGTGATCAAAGTTACCGTCGATATCCTGAGCAGCATCCTTTGATTCTAGATCCCTGATTGCATACTTTTTATTGTATGCAGAAACCCCAGCCATGTTTAACGACGCCCCACTTCAAACATCGGGAGTTCATAACCATAAATAGTCACATCTTGGTTATTTTCAGCGTTCTGGAACCTCAGTTGAAGGAATCGTCCATAGCCCAATCTAGGCAATCTATGGCGACCATCTGTTAGGTCTAGATTAATTACATCCTGTGCGGAAGCGTCAAGGTCTCCAACTGTTGGTGTTACCTTAAGGGTTCCCATGTCTTCAATCTTTGTTAGGACCGAAGGCTCTCCCCAATAGTGTAAGATGTCTGGAGTATTGCCTGAATGGAACTTAGTTGTAATGTCCATATCAATAGCAGTACCTGCGTCGGTTCCAGTTGATTGATTCTGCCTATAAATGAAGCTATTTGAAGCACCAATAACTGGAGTGGAGAATCCATTTGCATCGTCCATAGCTCCAGCACAAGTAGGTGTGAAGGCATCAGTCTTGTGGATGCCAAACCATTCCTTCTGCTTCAGATCGTATTCGACCCAGCGATTTATGGTTGTAGCTCCAACTGCAGCTAAATGTAGTTCGACTTTATCATAGAGTTGGTTATACTTACAGAAAGCCGTTGAAAAATAGGCTCTATTAAAGTAATCATCTGTGGTAAACCAAGGCTGGACCTTTTCCCTACTAAGCTTTTTTACTCCATCTGTTCCATATTCATAGAATCCATCTTCACCTAGGAAATAGCAGGTGTCTCGAATAACAATAGCCGCATCTTGTGAAACACAGCCTATGCCATCAGCAATGAGAACTTGTTCAAAATCATCTGGAGAAGTTCCGATAAGCTTCCAAAGTTTGCGGCGCTTTGCAATGACAAGCTCGTCCCTTCTTGCCATGAAGGCAGTCACACCTGTGGCATCTTCACCCTCAGTCTTGACTGTAAATCTTCTAGATTCGGCCCATGAGGAGATTTCTCTATTACCTGAAACATATACATAGTCAGGTTTGTTAGCTGGGGAGGCAAATAATCTGTCTTTCCACGAAACAATAAGTCGGAATCTATCAGTTGTATCAACTCCAGGTGGATTGCCCTTAGGTTCGGCTGATTCTAAAAGGGCCAGATCAAAGTCTGAAGTATTTAAAGTTATTGTGGTAGCAACATTGTCATCAATTCTATCAGCTTCAAACCAAGTCGTTCCACCGGCAGTTGTCTGATAAATGATCCTCTTTGTAACTCCAGCAGTTCCTGAGGTTGTAACTCCAGAAAGATCGACTTTTCTATTAACGACAGAAATTGGTCCAGTAACAGGAGACATGGGACTCTCAGTAAGAATAGTCTCGCCTGAGGTTATGGCATACGTATAAGCGAATCTATAACTTCCGTTTAGAACTCCAGCAATACCGGCAGCAGCGGTAGCCGCAGCAGATGGAGCAGTAATAGAAAGGAGTCGAGTAGAAAGGTCCGCTGGATTAACAGCAATATTAACAGAAACAGCATTAACCACCACAATTGAGTTAGCTAGAATAGCAAATCTTGCTGGACGTGTAGATACCATAGTCACACCAGCAGGAAGCGTTAAGGTTGTTAGCACCCCTGCTACTGTTGATTTCTGTAGAGCCGTTCCGGCATGAAGTAAGTAGAAGGCCATAATTAGGGACTAACCATTACTGCTGGAGTAGACGTGTTTGACACAGCTGCAAATAAGCTAAGATCATCAGACCAAACTACAGCTTGCCATGGTTGGTCTGCTGAACTTGTTTGGGAGGTCCATGTAATACCATCAAGAGATCGCATAACTCTATCACCTGTTCCAGTTTCAGAAACTGCAATAAACATGTTAGGAGCTGCTGTAATACCTTTCCACTGATTGGTTGTTGGAGCGGTTCGGGCGGTCCAGTTGACACCATCAGGAGAGGTCATGATTTGAGTACCAGTGTTAACTGTTTCTGCAACACATGCAAACAACTCTAGACCAGATGACCATGCAATACTATTCCAATCACTGTCGTTAGAAGTTGTTTGAGCAGTCCAAGTTTCGCCGTCAGGTGAGGTCATGATTTGCTGGGTTCCAGCTGTAACTGAAACTGCAACAAACAAGCTGAGTTCGATTGACCATACTACATCAACCCATGCTTGAGTTGGAGGAGTAGAGGTCGTTAGGGTCCAAGTTATACCATCAGTTGATGTCATGACCCGTTTGGTGCCAGAGGCTCCTACTGCTACAAATTTAGCAAGTGATGGTGACCAAGCAATGGATTTCCATCTTTGATCAGGAGTTGTTCGGGTAGTCCATGTAATACCATCAGGTGAGGTCATCACTCGAAGAGTATCAGGAGTAGCGTTATCACTAACAGCAGCAAATAGACTTAATGCAGGAGACCATGCAACACCAAACCAATGGTCTTGGGTTCCTGATCTGGAAGTCCAATTGGTGCCATCAGGTGAAGTCATCACTTCAGTAGCACTATTTTTCGAGACTGCTACAAACAAATCTAATTCAGGAGACCATGCAATGTCCTGCCATGCTGCAGCTATAGCTGTTTGAGATGTCCAAGAATTGCCTTGTCCAGCTGGGTTTGCAAATGGAATGCTTTGAATAGCAATGATTGAACCGGCTGCAGCGACAGAATTGATTTTAACCGTTCCATCTCTTTTAGAGATAGCTAGTTGACCTTTATAAGGTCTGACTGTAGCATTCTGGGCTGAAAGAAGCTCCCCATCCTTAACCTGAACAGGGGAGTTTACTCGGTTGATTCCGAATTGCCCAAGAGTGTAAACGTTAAGC